CTGTCTAGAGCGGCATCGTCCCACCGCTCTAGGAGCAGCCATCGTCTTCCAAGACTAGTAGTGATCTGCCTGTCCCGTCGCACGAGTGCCACAAGGTCATCCCACCACACGGTGATCTGTGGGGTTGCCATGTGGTAGAGTCGATAGGCTTGTTCAGCTTCAACTGATGACAGCCCAGTGACAGTAGCCAGTTTGTCAGGGGCCATGCGGTAGTTGAGTCCGTGGCGACACCGCTTGGCCACATATCGGATGGTGGGCACACCGCTTCCATCACGATCATACTTCGGAACTTGCTCATACGGCACCTTGAACATGCTGGATGCTAGAGCACAATGTGCATCATACGTGCCTGGATGCAAGCGCGCTTCTTCAAACTGTCGCTTCCACTCTGGTATGTCAGCGAGGTATGCCACAATTCGTGCCTCGATCTGCGACATGTCATAGTAGCTGAACTCCCAACCTGTGGGTGCAACGAACATCCCCTTGGCATTCTCTGGGATGTTCTGCATGTTAAGGCCACTACCCCATGCAGTCTGTGAACTACTGAGGCGACCGGGGGCGGAAGCTACTCCGGTCTGCTTGTAGGCGCATCGCCACCGTCCGTCGTCGTCTGGCTCGGCATTGACGTAGGTGCTGACGAACTTGGCCTCTTGTAAGTATCGATCAATGGCTGCGACAAGTATTCTAGCTGGAGGTGGAGTTCTTGGATGTCGCCTAATACGCTCACGATTTTCCTTATCTGTGCTCGTTCCTCGTCCGACCAAGTGTAGTTCGTCGAACAGTAGCGCAGAGAGCTGATGAGGACTCCTGGGATTAAAGCTGTAATCTGGTTTGCCAGTTGCCACACGAGCCGCGCTTTGACATACCTCGTTTGCAGCTTCCAGGCTTCGTCCGAGTTCAGTGGCAAACTTGGATTGGAGTCGCTCATCTACTGACACTCCGTTGACTGTCATCTCCACGAGTTCAGGCTGCAAGCGCATGACGTGGTTGTGGAACATGTCATGCATGCCGGTGTCACGTAGCTCCTGCTGCATCTTCTCAGACACGATGCGTGTGATGCAGCAGTCCTTCACGTTGTATTCCCAGAACGCATCTATGTCTCCCTCCTCCTTCCATAGCTGACCTTCATCCTTGTAGTATGGGTGGTCCGTGTACTGAGCGGTGATAAAGCCCAGATCGTGTGGCAGCCCTGGATATAGGAGATGATGTGCAAGCATCGTGTCGAACCAATGCGCGTGAACACTAATGCGGTCTTTGAACCAGAGCCACGAAGCATCGTAGTGGCCATTCTGAGCAACAAGCGCAACTCGTTTATCTGCAAGCAACGACTGTAGTTCTTGACGAATGATCCTCTCCTGCTCAAGAGGGTAATGATTCTCGCCCTGTGAACGGAAGTTGATACATATGCCCATGTCATTCGTTGGCGCAAAGCCGATGCATGCTGTCTCACCAGCCATCGTTTCAATGTCGTAGGACAGCGGCACATCGAGCGTTCGTGCCCAGCGTAGGAAATCAATCGCCTCCGTGAATGTAGGATTGATGAGAGCATCGATACGTGGAACACTGAACGTTCCCTTCATTAGCTTCTGCAACTTGTTCAGGTCCATGCGGAACACGATCTCCATGCGTGGTTCACGCATCACGTGGGCGGGATTGTAGGTTGCCAAGACCTGCACGCGATTGCCATTGATATCGAGTGGGAAGACAGAACCGCGTGCTTTGGTAATAGTCTCATATCCGACAAGGGCTTGCAGTGCATAGCTTCCCAGAGCAACAACGTATTGCAGGTTCGGCAGCCGACCGAGTTCTTCCCAAAGTATATGACGCCATATGGCTCGCTCCTGTTTCGTGAGCGTGAGCTTGCCTTGTCGTTCATTCAGTTCGATCCCCTCGGCTGCACTCACCAGCTTGCGCTTCACCACGTTGGTGATGTAGACATCGTTACGCGTGAGCCTGTCCTTGCGAAGTATGTCCCACAGGTATTTGCCACTGCCTCCGATCAGTGGCACGCGCTGTTGCAGTTCACGTTCACCTGGTGCTTCGGCAACTACAGCAATACTGCTATGCAAGTTGCCGCCAGAACCGCAGTCAAAGCTAAGACCAGCACCAAGAACACATGCTCTAAGTTCATGCTGCATCTCCTGGATGTTCTTCACAGGGGCTATCATCACAGGCTTAGTCCTCCTCAAAATTGAGTTGAGCGAATGGACCATGCAGTTCTTTGGCCAAGGTGTCGCGCGCCCGTGCCGCTTCCTCTGGTGTGTCATATGTTCCAGCAGAGTATCGCTTGAAGTCCTTCACTACTACACCACGCCATCCTGAATTGTGTCGCCATACACCAATGTATCCACTCTCCCCAACAGGGCGTAGATGATTGGCACCGTTCTGACTCTGTGTTGCAGGTCGCAGATTGCTTGCTCGATTGTTTAGTGTGTCATGGTCTATGTGATCCACTCGCGAAGCATTAGCAATGACCTGATGCATGGCTATCCGTTTGCCTGCCGCGCTCCTAACAGCGTATGTAGAGTTAGGACTTTCCTCTGCACGCCAATTATACGGCAACACTTTCCACCAGTCAGAGAAATCGATCTCAGCATGGTAGCCCTTTGTGAGTTCGATCTTCATCGCGTGTGTCTCCTACGTCCACGACCTGGCTGCATGTCAACTACCTTCGGTGCTGGTCTCGGTTCTGGTTGTGGCTCTGGCTGTGGCACGCTCAGTGGATTGAAACGTAACCAGTCAGGGCACTCGATGATGAGTGCATTGCCATCCACGATGTGGGTTACCACCATCGTGGACACAGGACACTCGTTGAGGACGTAGTGCTTGAATGCATCAACCGTTGCGTTGCATGCCGCACCTTGGTTGGTGTCTGGTTCTACTGTTATACGCCTACCCTTCGGATCGGGCACAAGTTGCAGGAAGCCTGCATCCTCACCGCTACCTTCGTTGATCGCGATGTGGAGCTTGTTGTTCTCTGGCTCCCAACCAAGCTGTGCAAGTAGTGGACGGGAGATGCGGAAACTTATCTGCTTGCTCTTGTGTGCCTTGCCATCGGCAAGGTATGCACCCATCGTAACATTCGGTTCGGTAGGCATGTTGCCACCGATGCGGAGCTTCTCTACTCTTGTGAATGCCATTGCATGTTCCTTTGTTTGTTAGCCAGCGTATTTGGTTGACTTAGCCATTGAGTGCATGTCACAGAACACAGTGCAATGTTCCCTCGCACGTGTGATCGCTGTATACATGTTGCGTCTCGACTGTCCCCACATGGTGGACTTGTTGATCACGTAGCACACATGTCTCACCTCACTTCCTTGCATCTTATGTGTCGTCAGCACGTAGGCATGGTCGATGTTGCGTCGTGGGTCTTGCTCGTGCACTGTGCCGTTCGGATACACGACAACCAGCAGCGGTGGTACGATCACGGTGCGATCACCGAAATCTATCTCGACGCTGCCTTCTTCGTAGTTGATGTTGACGACGGTGCCAACCTCACCGTTGAATGCGTAACTCTCGCCGTCACCCATGTCGTAGGTGTTGGCGGTATACACAACCTTAGAGCCTACCTGCACACGAATCGGTGCTGGTGTCTCGCTGCCTATACGGTAGCGTGGCAACTCAAGGAACGGACGTGCACGATCCCAGAACATGGCCTGGATCACAAGGTTGAGCTTCTGTGTTCCGATCCACGACTTGTTCATGCAGGTTACAATTTGATGGTCTGTATCTGCATAGCAGTGTCCTTGTCCCATTGACACTTCGACAAATTCCTGCACTGCACGAACAGGTTGATCAGTTTGCCTGAGTGTGAAATCGTCGCTCGCACGTGGCATCTTGCCGGACAAGATAAGTGCTCCGTTGCGAGCGATGCCAGAGCCTGCATCGTGTCGGTGGATGGTATCAAGTGTGATACCTCCAAACTTAGAAAGGGCAACCATGAAGGCACTCGGTTGGTTGTCAAGACGGCGGTCCTCCTCGATTGGTTTCAACTGGTTCACGTCACCGAACATAGCTATGCGTGCACCACCCTTGAGTGCATCGATCAGGTTACGGTGTATCTCCTGGTTCACCATCGCATACTCGTCACACAAGATGGTGTCGTGTGGCAGTGGCCGCATCCTATTGAACTTCGGTCCAGTCGATACCTGTATGATCTTCTTGTCGCCCGTCTTCTCGTCGTCAACTTCAACATCAGTCGGCATGCCGTAGCCAAGCATGCGATGGTTGGTCATCGCCTCCAACCCTGTCGCTTCACGTATGCGCTTGGCAGCTTTCCCTGTTGGTGCGCTGCTCTGTACTGTGTAGCCTGCACCCATGAGGCGACGTGCAACCTCACGCATGATCATCGTCTTGCCTGTGCCAGCTTTGCCAGTTACAGCAACGATGCGTCGCGACGTGTCACAGCATGCAGCAATGGCTTCCTCTTGTTTGTCATCCCATACAATGTCGTTGTCTGTCATTGGCGTTCCTTGTCCACCAGATCAGATGAGTGGAAAAGCCGTGCCACCTGGGAGTGTGACACGGCTTCCCCTAACTACGCAGCAGCGGCAGTGGTCTGGCGTGGGGCGGCCTGACGTGTCACTGGCACGATACCGCGCAGGTAGAACGCATGCGGATGTGGACCACCTTCCTCGGTGAGTTCCATGGTCTTCTCAGCATCACGCTGGACACTCAGCAACTTGATGCGCTTCTTGTCGAACTGCATCGGGTTGCCCTGTTCATCCAACACCTGGATGATGAAGAACGCAGGCTTCGGCACGCTCGGTGTGCGCTTGCGCTTGGCCTTGGGTGGCGGCTGGTTGGGATCAGCCTGATGGATGACTTGTGGTGCGGTTGCCATTTTGGCTCCTCTTGTTGATGGCATGGCAGACTATCACGGTGCGAGGATACGTGCAATCTGCGCACGCATTTCACCCTCATATTCCTGATGCGTGATCTCGACTGTGCACGTCAGTCCGACCAGTGCATTCAGGTCGATGCTGCGACCCAGCGGACCACCGACACGCTCCATGAACACGCGCCAGCGGTGCCTGCTCACTGGCGTGTCCTCCATCTGCAAGCGGTTGTAGGTCAGCGTGGTGCCGTCAGGATCGCCATCTACGTAGTCAGCCGGATACGACTGTGCGTTGATCCGCATGAGGATCGATGCATACTCGTTGCCAGATGTTGCAGACGTGCGACGCTGTGCACCGATGATCTCGGCAGGGTATGGACCCACCGGCAGTGGAGGCGGTGGTTGCGCGTTCGTGATGTCCTCTGAGAAAGTCAGGATTGATCCGCTCATTCACACTTGCCTTTCTGTTGGCGTTGCCCTATATGTGGGGCAACGGATGTCCTCCGTTGACTAGCCATTGCATGTTCAACTCGGGCCACCTAGCGTGGCCCTTTCTTTTCCACTCCTTTGCTAAGGGTTGATGCTGCACGCACAGGCAGTGCCAGCTTGCGTCCGTTGCCTTCCTGCCACGCGTGATACCAGTCAGCGATACCATCACCAACATGGGTATCTGGGTTGTAGTTCCACGTGAACTCAGGCTTGTCCGAGTGGAACATTCTAGTCTTCATCGGCTTGCGCAACCGACACGGACGCACAGCGATGCGACGCTCCGTGCCTGTGTCTGACATCCACCAAATCTCATTAAACCTGAGACCGACTTGGTTCGCTACACCTGCACTCAGTGACATGGTGACTGACTGCACCACACCTTGATCGTTGCGGTCGCTGCTATCCTCATGCGTGACCAGGATCAGGTGTCGTTTGTGTTGTTGACACATGCGCATGATCGCCACAGTCACGGCAAGCACAGTCGCATTGCGATATCCGTAGCCATGGATGCCCGGTTGCTCGATGGTCGAACGTGGGTTGACACTCACTGCATTCTGCAATGCAGCGTAGGCGAGTGAAGTCATGCTGTCGATGATCAACGTCTCGACGTGTGGCATGGCTGCAAGTATCTTGCCTAGTCCGTATGGATCGGCGGCACGGAACTGGCTAACCAATCGTGTGGGTGCTTCGCCTGATAGATTAAGTACTGACACATCATCACGATCAGCCAAACTGAGGTCGCCACCAGGGTCCAGTAGAACAAGTAGCTTCTGGCCCGGTGCCGTAGATGCGAGCGTTGTCTTGCCAACTCCACTGTCTCCCCACAACAAGATGTTCAGCATCATGTCCTGTGCAGATGGTGTCGTGATCGGCACACCACCCGCCATTAGCACTGTGGGTGCATCCATCAGCAGTCATCCTCCACTTGCATCTCAGTGATGCGCTCATCCAGTCCACTTAGCACGGCTGCGATGACCAGCAGCGCGTTCTTGATGTTCACGTGTGCATACACGTTGTCTGGTTCCGTCACGTGATCTATCAGCACACGCAGGTTCCTGAGGTTCCGTGCCGTTTCGATTTCATCCATGAGTATCCTCAGCATGGTTAGGGTTACTCGTTGCCGATGCCGTCTAGCACCTGCTTGGTGAGTGGCGACCATTCGTCGTCTACCATCTCAGCCACGATGCGATGTTGCTCGTCTGGGTCTGTGTCACAGAATGGGATGAAGCTGCACGGACGGAAGTATCGGTTGCAGCTATGCGTGTACTTGGGTGCATCATACGGGTTGTCCTTGTATTGTCTTGCCATTGCTATTGTATGCACGAGCCAGGATACCCAGCGCGTGTAGTGCCACTCGTGTCGTGAGACTGGCTCCCTGATGTAGCCACCGAAATCATACGTCTTGGGCAGCGGCAGTGCAAGTCCTAATATCTCAGCGTTATGCACAGGATGTTGTGTGAATACGCTGGCTGCGGCACAATATCCAGTAACCTGATGACTCAAGAGAAACGACTGTGACCATGCATCATTGAGGCGGGATGCCGTCTTGTTGTCGTGGATCGTCAAGTCGCCTCTGCCGTTATAGTGTATACCATCAATGCGGCCAGTGAGACGGCACTCAATATCAGTATCGCCAGAAATATGAACAACCAGATCAAAGGGTATTTCAATCCCGATGTCAGAGGTTGGGTCTCCGGTGTTGCGCATCCACACGCGGTGTTGCCATTGCCATCGATTGATGTAGACGTAGATTGCTTCTTCCATGTTAGACAAGGTTCGCCTGCGGTCCCTCGGATCATCGTAGAATCCACTCGTGTCCAGTACTGCGATACACCCCCGTTTAGCCACGTCCATGATGTCTGCGGCATCCTGTATCACTCCATCGATATGTTGTAGGCGTTCCGCACCGAACAAGCGTGTGCCATGGTAATGCCATAGCTGTTCGCAGAACTTGTCACCCTTGCTTGTGTGTTGTTCGATCAGCGATACCAGCCTGACGAACGCAAAACATTCGTGCATGGCACTGCCTGCTTCCAGTGCCAGTGCACGACCGTCGGCTGACATCTTCTTGTGCATTTGATATCTCAGGATACCAAACGTTGGGCAGGTATTTATAGCCGAGAGCTTTGTGTGATCATAGGTTTCTAAGTTTGCGTCTTGTTCAGTGGCAAGTCGGAACTCAGCTTTGTTCTCCATGTTCATCCCCTTGCTGGCGTTCGCGCTTGATCCTATCGATCGCGTCTCGCATGCCACCAGCAATCTGGACGAAGTTATTTGTTTGGTCAATACACTGAGCCACGAGTCCAGTGAGTTCTCGTAGGTGTTGTCGGAGTTCCACGTGTTCCGCAAACAACAGTTCCAGCGTTTGAACCGTGCCCTTCTCGAAGCCTAGCTCTGCTATGTTTGATCTGAGATCGCGTGCGCGGACAACCATTGATCGCGTGCCTCCTCTGCTGCTTCGATTGTTTCAAACGTGCCGAGATAGTATCGCAGTTGCTTGCGCACGATGATGACTTGAAGTGAAGGACTGTCTGTCACCGGGTAGATATGGTATGCTTCATCGGAACGGTCTGAGTTCATCCCGTTGATGCTGCGTGTTGCATAGCGAAGATTGCATCTTCTGTTGTCGAGCTTGTTGCGGTTTATGTGATCTACGTCACGGCCATCGATGGGTTGACCGATGATACAGTGATGTAGCTTCACATGCTTCTGTGGGTTTCCTGGCAGTGCTGTCCTGACATAACCTGCACCATCCAAGCTCCACGTGTATGCAGCAAGAAACCATTGATCTTCTGGATCAACAATGAAGCCGCGTTCTTCCGCAAGCTCCAATCGTTCTTCTTCTGTATATGATCGTCCCATCTATGCTGCTTCCTCCTCTCGCACCTCCAGTTGCACAACCATCGCCTTCAATCGCAGCTTGTGGATCAGTTGGTCCACACGCTTCTCCTGTTCGATCAGCTTGTCCACTGCTCGTTTCGTCACCTTGTATGCACGCTCGAACGCGAGCCACGATGTGAGTTGCGCATCATCTGATTTGATCTTGGCGATAGCTTCTAGTTTGTGCACGCGTTCCAGTCTGCGTTCTCGTATGTCTTCTAGCATCGCATCAAGTTCATCCACCGACATCTGATTGATGGACGCACGCTGCGTGGGTGTGTCACTCACTGTCCTCCTCCTGCTGTTGCTTACGCTTGTTCAGTTGTTGAATCTTCTTGCGAGCTATCACTGATGCACCTTCGGCTGTATGCGCCGTGCCGAAGTATCGATACGTTCGCACGTAGTCTACAAGCCACACCCACTGCTTGCCGCGTGGTGCATTTGGATCGAACGTAACGGTGTATCGCTGACCAAGTGCTGCATCATCAATTGTCATGGACTTTGGCGGGATTGGTTTTCTATCTGCCAAGTGGATCACGCTCCCCATTGAGTCACTCCACAAACACGAACAGCATCATCGCTGTTCTGAGCGATGATGCTATCGTGCCTAGTCAGTCGTCAAGTCTACTTGCCGAAGTCGTGTTCTCGAATCAAGTTGGGAACAAACATGTGTGCACCACGACCTGATGGCTTCGTTGCAGCACGCACCGCATTGTTCAACACGTCCTTGTCAATACCCGCAGCCAACAAGATATCAATCAACTTGCGTGCATCGATGCGCTCGCTGGACTTGCGCACTTCCAACGAGATACTTACGTTGTCGCCGCTGTATATGATGCCGTAGTTGCCTGGCATCTGCGGATTCTTCTCCTTGTCTGGGATGATGCCCGCCTGTGCAGCTTCCCACTCGGCACTGTCCTTATACTTGTCAGCGATTCGTGCCAGATGATACGCTACCCACATCTTCCATGCTGCGGGTTCAGTGTTGCTGTCAGATGGTGGCATCTGCATGCCGTTAGCATATCCCAGTTTGTAGAACGTGGTGTTGATCTTGTCCACGATCTTGTTGTAGTCACGCGACGATAGCGACATGGCGCTAGGTCTTTCCTTGTTTGGGTTACAGCTGTCGTGTAGCCGTTGTGTAGCCGTCGTGTTTGGTATGCGGCTTCGCCGCATGGGATGTTTAGACCTCCTTTCATTGTCTCTATAGTAGCACAACTGACTTGTTAAGTCAAGCTGTTCTAGACTGTCTCAAGTTTACGCCACATCGGTGTTTCGATCCAGCGTGCAACGTTACGTTCACGCTTCAGCATCGTGCTGGCTACAGTGTCGTGCTCAGTGGAACGTGGTGAGAAGTCGCCATCAGCATGTGACGCGTAGTATGTCAGTGCGCTATACACAGTCCACAAGTTCTCGCCACGCACTTCACGCTCACGCATGTATTGGTTGCCGAGATTCTCACGCAGCTTGTCACTGCTTGCCAGTTCTCTGAACAACTCCATCGCATCGAGTGGGCGCACAGGTGTCTTGGCCCAGCGTTGCCACTTGTCTTGGCTGGATGTGAACGAGTTGAGTGCCTTATCCACGACGCCGCCGAAGTCGGCCACGGTTATGTGCTTCGTATGCTTCCTGTAGGCGCTCTCGTATTCGCCACTGATCATGCCATTGGTGCAGTAGAACTCGATGGCACCAGCATGGACACGTAGCGCACTATCACCATAGCCATTCTGCACGATCAGCCTGAATGCGATGTCTGACTGTGTGCTTGCACTGAGTCGGCACTTGATGTGTGGGAAGATGTATTCACGATAGCAGGTGCGACCGAAGCCAGCTACTCGGTCCTTCACTTGCACACCATCCAGTTCGTGGTGCTGCATCTTCTTGCGCAGTGTATCCTCGACATGCGAAAACAGTTCCTTGTTGTGCACGAGACGATAGTTGGCACCTACGACGTTGAGCACCTGTGCACTGTCACCACGTGGTGTTAGTCGGATGATGGCTTTGTGTGTGTGGATGCGTTCGTATCCACCTGCTCGTGTTTCCCAGCCGACGCCGCGTTCGCCGACTGGAAATAGGATAGGCGACTCCGGCGTATTGAATTTGCGGAATGGATCATCTGAACTTGGGCTAGGAACAGAGTGCGTCGCATCGAGTGGACACATGTTAGGCTCCTCCATAGTTGTTGTTCGACGGCTGAATAAAAAACGCAATGGTTGCACAGGCTGTGTGAGCATGTGGTGCCACAACCTTCGCACAGGTCGTGTGCAGTGTGTGCGCTCACGCCGCGCGGCTTCGCCGCGTCACTCATCATCAGGTGATATCCACTTATCGTAGTGCCACACGTATCCCCAATCCAGCATCTCGTCGTGTGTCTCATCATCGCATCGACACGTGTTGTCTGCACGATAGTGAGAACCAGTCATGATGCAGTGTGGGCAGTTTACCACGGCTGACTGTGGTATATCACGAATGTCTGTCTCCACTGGTTTGCCATCTACCAGTGTCAACTTGCTGAACCTTGTCATCACACATCCTTTGCTGACTTGCCCTGTACGATTGCATGTCCTATGCGTTGCGGCAGTTTGGCTGCACCGCGTGCATGATCTGCTGCAACGAACTCCTTAGCAACCTTCTGGGACGGGCCACGTCCCGACTTCGGTTTTGATCCGTGAGCTATCGCTTGCATCATACGTTGTTGTGCTCTGCTGACGCTTGGCATGTTTGAAGTCCTCCAACAACTTGTTGACTTCCTTGTGGATGCCGATGATCTCATCGGCTATGTTCGACATTGCTAGTTCGAGTCGTAGCAGCCGGTCGTTGATGTCTTTGGCATTGAGCATTGCATGTTTCCTTTGCGCTG